AGGTTCAGGTTCTGGTTCTGGTGGTCTATTTGAGCCAATACCTTTTGTAGGTGTTGATGCGTAAACAATAAAAGTACCTGCCCAAACTTCAGGATTACCATTTTCCCATTCTGCAGTAAATTGGGTAGTAGTTTTTCCAAAAATATGTAAAGCGTTAGTACTTTCGTAATTTCTATCTGTAACTACATTATAATTATTGTCTTCCATTGGAGTATCAAATGTAAATACATGTCTACTTGTAGAGTCGTTCCATGCACTCCACGATAAATTAACTCCTTGACGTTCATAGGCATTGGTTGCATTATAATTAATAGAATTAACATATGCATATGCTACTGGAAGAATTTCAATAGAAAATGAGTCACCGCCAATAGTTTTTGTAGGTATTGACGGATAGACTATAAAAGTGCCAGCCCAAACTTCTGGATTACCATTTTCCCAATATGCAGTAAATTGACTAACAGTTTTATTATAAATATGTAGAGCATTAGTACTTTCGTAATTTCTATCAGTAACTACACTATAATTAGTGTCTTCCATATTTGTATCAAAAGTAAAGACATGTTTACTGTCTCCGTCATTCCATGGACCCCATGATATGTTGACTCCCTTGCGTTCATTGGCATTTCCTGCATCATAATTAGTAGAATTAACGTGTGCATATGCTATTGGTAAAATTGCAGTAGAAGATTTGTCGATATCGTTTATCCTTTTTGTAGGTGTTGATGCGTAAACAATAAAAATGCCAGACCAAACTTCAGGATTACCATTTTCCCATTGTGCAGTAAATTGAGTATTAGATTTTCCAAAAATATGTATAGCGTTGGTACTTTCGTAATTTCTATCTGTGACTACATTATAATTATCGTCGTCCATCGGAGTATCAAATGTAAAAACATGTCTGCTTGTAGAATCGTCCCATGCACTCCACGATAAGTTAACTCCTTGACGGTCATTCGCATTTGTTGCATTATAATTAAGAGAAGTAACATATGCATATGCTACTGGAAGAATTTCAGTAGTACCGCTTTCAGGTTCGGGTTCGGGTTCTGGTTGTGGTTCTGGAGCAGGTTCTGGTTGTGGTTCAGGTTCAGGTTCTGGCTCAGGAGGTTCTGGCTCTGGTTGAGATTCAGGTTCAGGAGCAGGTTCGGGTTCAGGTTCCGGTTCTGGTTCAGGCTCATATATTGGAGCACCAAGTGTATATAATAGTCTATTAAATCCACCTCCAGAGAAACCATAATAAAAATCAAGATAACTCATTGACCCAAAATCTCCGAGAACTGAAAAAGAAATATTTCCAAAATAATAGTCAACATATTCACCTTGTATCCATCTTGTTCCAATTTTTGTACCAGATGTAACACGAAATTTAGTTCTGTCTTTAATCATAAAACCGATTGGACGAGCATTTGTTACTCCAATTAAATTATAATTTCCGATTCCAAGTCCTAATTTATCAAAATCATCATGTGAAATGTCGTTAAAAGTATAGGGAATAGTCATTTGAACAGTGTTAGATTCCCACCAAACACCTGGTCTACCTTGAATCAAATTTTGAATACTTTCTTCAGAAGGTTCAGGTTCGGGTTGTGGTTCTGGTTCAATTTTTTCTGTACTAAATACAGTAATTCCAGTAATACCTGGAGCATTAAAAATAAGTGGGGGTTTATCAATTACTATTTTTATTCCAGTTAAATTATAACCATCATCATTTCCAAAACTAAAAGCTCTAAATGTAGTATTATATAATCTTGCATAACTACCGCCCCCTTTTAGTATATAGGAACCAATAAACGTCCACGAACTTCCTAAAGTGTTTTCATCTGGATTATTAACATCAGTTGCATATATTTTATATAACCCAGAAGCTCTATTAAATATATTATATGTGATTTTTACACCAAAAACAGAAGTTTCTTCTGAAAATCTTAATCCAATAAAAATAGAACCAGGTGCACCTTGATTAGTATTAGCAACCCAATGATTATTAAGATTGTTTATATCCTTCACATTATCTTTATTATATGTATTATATGCATCTTGCTTAGTACCACTTGTAAATACTGTAGATGTTGAAGTTATTTCTATTTTATCTTCAAATACTGATAGTGGAACAAAAGTTAATCCTATTGATGAACCTCTTATTGTCGATACTATTTCTGGTTCAGGCTCTGGTTGTGGTTCAGGTTCTGGTTCAGGTTCTGGTTCATCTTCAACTGAATTCATTACTGGATCTGTCATATTAGCATCTGTAGTGTCAATCTGTGATTCTGTTACATCTTTTAAACGATTACCATTTCTTAAAATTTTTGCTTGAAGTTTTTTCATACGAATACGCTTTAACCTTTTTTCTTTGATTGACAATCCAGCTGTATTTAAATTTTTATTTCTATTTACAAATAGTCTTGTTCCTTGTCTCTTAGCAGGAGTATTGTATAATGTTGTATCAACATTATCACCATATTTTCTAATAGCCGCTTTTTCAATTATACTACCAATATTACCATCATCTGCTAAATCAATAGATCCACCACCAGATTCAGCATTCGTTTTAATCATATCTGTAAAACCTTTGAAAACATTTTTATCAACTGTTGTTGATACATTAAAACCTTCTTGTGTTGTAGCATCATTAATTGCATTAACTGCCGCTGTAAACTGCATTGTAAAATTTAACAAATTATCATTTTCAGTATCGTTATGATTTTTGTAAATATCATCTTCTGACAAACCAAAAGCAGTAGACACTTGCTGTTTTGCAACATTTAATTTTTCAGTTGAAAATCCACCACTTGAATCTTCAAGCATCGAGTGTATAACAGAAGTTAAAGGAGTCATAAAAAGAGTTTCTCCTGAACCATTATATGTAAAAAAAGCAGATAAAGACATTGAAGGCGCCGAATCAAAATCGTCTCCTTGTAATGTGGTATCTTTTGCTCCACCTTCATTTTCAGATTTCGCTACAAATTGATCACCAACTTGTAAACCCCATCCTGGATGAACCTTAATTCTACCCCTTGTATTAGATACAAGCTCGGGATCATATGGTGTATCACTTGCAACACCATTTGATACTGGATATGCTTTTACAGTCATACCTTCTAAAGGACCTAAAACACTATCAATATTACCCTCATCTCCTGTTTTGTATAAAGTCCAACTTAATACAAAACTACTGTTTAATGTTGTATCTTGAAATGTATCATCACCACCACTACTTACAAAATTCAAAGATATTGAGTAATAAATATATAATTTATCACCATTATTCATAGGAATTTCTTCTGATTCAAAACCACCAGAATGTGTAGTACGAGCATTCCAATAATTGAATTCTCCAGATGAAACTGTTGCAGAAACAGTTTTATCTAAATCGTTATAAGTTTTTGTCATTATATCTGATACTACTCCTGTAGTTGAATCACCAAGGAAAAATACATTATTATACCGATTCTCTGGTAAAGTAAAATCAATAGTCGCTACATCTGTTTGACTAAATATTTGCTTTACTATAAGACAAAAAACGGCACCCCTTAACAACTGTTTTGGATCATCTTCACTATTATTCGTAAAATTTGGATGAAATGTTGAATTAGTATAATTTGTATTCAATGTTACAAAGTTAGGTAAATTACCAACAGTATCAGATGTATAAAAATATCCACCTTGACCATTCGCAATTATATTTGTTTGTTCAACACTTTTTACAACAGATTGAGTTGTACGATTAACAATAATTGTAAAATCAGTTATAGAACCGTAATTCAAAATTGCAAAATCACTAGTTATAAAAGTCGCAGAATCTATCTCAACATCTATTTTCGTAAAATTTATATCCGATAGTGGAATCACAACCGGATATAAATGATTTACAGTCATATATCCTAGTTAAACGGTTTAAAAAACTGCGTATTTTTTAAATTATCGAAACAAAAAAAAATATAGTTTTTATTTAAAAAAAAATGTGTACAAAATAATTTAACATTACAAGATTTTAAACAAGATCAACATTATCATCATCTAAACCACAAATAGTCGGTTTATCATTAAAATCTTCATAATCAAGCCCCTTAATATAATAAGTCATTGTTTTATTATTAGGTGAATAACCATCACAACATTTACAATGTAGAGAAAATGGTTTACCACAATCTTTACATTCAATATCTTTTACAACTGCTAAACCCATCTTTGTAAACATTACATCGGTTGTTTTCGGCTTTTTTGGTCTTTTTGGTTGACCTTTGTAATAATCATGAAATAGCTGTACAAAATCTTGGAAAGGATACCGCCTTTTCTTCCTGATTCTAAAATTCTTGTTTTCAGAAATAAATCTATAAATATAATTATTTTCCATCAAAATATCATCTCTTCGTGAATCAAAATAAGGAATATTCCACTCATGAAATGGAGTCTTTTTATATTTTTTAATAAGAGCTCGTCTCGCAAGTAATATTTTCATCAAAATTTTGTGTAATTCATTATTGATACAATATTCTTCTAAATCTGAACGAGTATTTTCTACTGGTTCAAATCCAAAGTAAGCAATTCTACGAATAACTTCACCTGTATCCTGTACATCTTGCATATATTGAGAACAAAAGAACATTCTTTGTGTTACTTTATGTTGTTCCTCTTGTTTTTGATTTTTTATTGGGATTGCAATTGTTTCACCACTAACAGCCTTCTGAAAATCAGTTTTTCCAAATGACACAATCATATTTGCTGGTGCATCTGAATCCATAATTACTTCATGATCCAGAAATGCACTTTTTCCAAAAGTACCTTCTTTGTAATTAATAGCACCAATACATTCTGATGAAAATGTATTCATAATAATATTCACAATTGTTGATTTACCAGTACCAGATGTACCAACTAAATAAGGTGCAACCTTCAATGGATCTCCTCCAACTGGATAGTGTAAAGAACCAAGAAGACCATAAAATGCTAACTTTACATCATCACAACCTGAAATTTGAGGCTGATCATTAATAATTTTATCGAAAACCTCACAATTCAATTCTGGATCAGTCCATTCCATATTTAACCAGTCTATTTCAAACTCAAATGGAATATATTTTTTTGCAACAAGACCTTCTTCCCATTTATCAAAACGATGAAATGTCCATTCCTTCAATTTAAGAAATCCATTGTTGAAACAGATTATGTTTGGATCTCTTTTTAAAATTAGAATATCTGTATGAATATTTGACAAATATTCAATTAAGTTTTTCTTTGCCGTTGGCTTTTTATAAGCCTTCTTATATGGTGAATCAGCTTCTCTAAACAACTTATCCAAGAATTCCCCATATCTTGCCCTTTTTACAAATTCAATTCCAACACTTGAATCTATTTCACCTATCTTACATGGCTCCATAATATATCCATCCTTCTTCATCAATCCATGTCCTATACAATGGTCATCAAGATAGTCTTGAATTACATCATAAGTTACATTGTCTTCTGTACCCATATCAAAATAATTTCTAATTAGCTTCCAAGAGGAGTTATTCTTCTTCACATCAATTTTACGATCTCCACACTTATGACATCTAACATAACAACTTGTTTTACTCAAAACTACAAAACACTTTACACAAGAATGCTTTTTATCTTGAGTTACAAGGCATGTTTTATCATCATTCGGAATCAATATTATAGACTTTGAAGAAGAATAGCAGTTTGATCTCCATTTTCCTTGAGTAATGAATATTTCATTCAAACTTGAACAAACAGTATCATTTAAACTTTGACGAGAATTAGTTGCAGGTTTTCCATCTTTTACTAAAACTTCATCCACAATTCCACAATAATCTTTGATATTTTTTTCAAAATTATAAACTAATCCATCTTTTCTTGCATAAGAACCTTGCCCACATAACAATTCAACTTTGTCCCATTTAGTATCGATTCGCTTTCGCATTAACCCATAAAACCCTTTTACAAAATAATGCCTTTTTTCCTTTGAAACACTCAAAGTATATGGTGTATCAATATTCGGATCTATTTCACCATCTACATCTATTTGATTTGTAAAACGTGTATCTACCCAAATATATTCATAATTATCTACCAATTTTTGACGTTTTTCTACAACTTCTATGTTACACATATCATTATAACTCGGCATTTCTCCATTTTCATTATAAGGTTTTAACTTTTTTTTAATAACATTTTTCTTATTAGCCTTTAGTTCTAAATTAATTGGAAACCAATTTATCCTATTTTCTGTTAAGAATTCAATCAATGACTTAGAATCAGTCATAATCAAATTTTATCAGAAAACAAATTTTTTGTAAACTTATATTGCTTTCTTTTTGTTGCAATGTAATCATTTTTATAATTTTTCTTTTTTCTTTTTCTTTTTCTTTTTTCAAAAAAGTATACAATTCTTTAATTTAAAAATTTTATATAATATGAGCTTGGAATTTTTTGACCAAGGAAAAAAATATGTAGGAGGTGCCAATGATAATATTTGTCCTATTTGTTATGAAGATTTAAATGAAACACAAGTAACTATAATGTGTCACGAATGTAATCAAAAATTTCACTATGAATGTATTAAAGAATGGTGTACTACCAGTACTGGTTATATAAACGGTTGTCCATCATGTAGAAATCCAGATATTTGTACAAATAATTTCGAAGCGGAGCGCCTCGAGGCACAGCGCCGCGAACGCGATCGAATCCGCGAAGAACGCGATCGACTCCGCGAAGAGCGCATCGCCACGGCGCTCGACGCGCCAAACGCGGAATTTAATATGACACAAGCATTGGAAGTGTTAAGGCGAAGTTATAGAGAATACTCAATGGAAGACGGAACAGGAATAGGTCGCGCACGAATAATAGAAGCGAATAGAGAATTCACACAAATGGAAAATCATCTGTCAAGAGTATGGAATTGGATGCGTAACCATTTGAGAGAATTTATTGAAGATTTGAATGTTCCATTTCCAAACCAAAATAATTATGAAGAACCAAATGAACAATCTGAGAGAACAGATAATGCGAGGAGTTTGTTGCAAGAAATCGAAGACAATCCTAACTGGTATAGAACACCCAGATTAAATAATAGTAAGGATGTTGCTCATTTGTGTGAATTGTATGATTTAATGATTATTAATTGGGAGGAATATGACCGACTTGATAGTATTGACGGATATACTATCGGTGGATATTTTACAGAATTGTTTGGTCGTCCATTTCGTTTTTTATTTACAGAAGAACAAAATATTTATGCTCAACGCATAAGAGCACAACGAAAATACAAAAGTCTTCAGGTCAAAATATTCATTTTTACGATGATACTACAAAACAGAGATACACATACTCGAGAACAAGGAAATAACGCAGAGGCTGAAAGACTCGCCGTCCGAATCGCAGAAATAAACGCCCAGATCGAGGACGCGCGGAATAGGCGCATTGCCGCGGAAAGGCGGATTGAGGAGGCAAATATGCGGACTGCGGAAGCGGAGCGGCGGATTGCAGAAATACAGCGGCGGCAACGTGTAGCTGAAGAGGAAGCGGAGCGGCAGATTGCAGACGCGGAGCGGCAGATTGCAGATATGGGAATTTCTGGGGGCAAACCTAAGAAAAGAACTTACAAGAAAAGAACTTACAAGAAAAGAACTTACAAGAAAAGAACTTACAAGAAAAAAACAAAACAATTATTTGGTTGGGGAAAAAATCCAAAATTAGAAAAATTTTGGAGAGAATTAGCTTCTGGAAAAAAAGTTATTATAGTATATAATAACGATAAAATAGAAAATTATAATATGCCAAAAACAAAAAATGCAGCTCATAAAAAATATATAGAATTACTAAATAACAATGAAATAAAAGCTATTATTACATCAGGACAATCAAGTGATATATACGAGGCGTTATATAAGAGAGTTAAGAACAAATCACCACAAGAAATTATTAAAAATTATAAGAAATATTTATGGCAATATAAATCTGGAGAAAAGGAATATTATTTGTAGTTGTTACTGAATAATCAGTTACATTTGTGCACAACCGATTCCGTCTGAAGAATCATCATAATTTCCTCTTCTTTCAGTTTTATTTAATTCATTAAATAATTTTGAGTCAACTTCCTCTAAGTAAAGTGGCTCATTACCATTAGGCTTAGATTTGTGTATTGCTTTTGGTAAAATAGTTTTCAAATCTTCCTGTTTTTTAGGGTTTATTGAAACAGGAAATTCAATAATAAAAGCTACAATAAGTTTACCCTTTTTACCATTTTGACCTATTATTGGCATACCTTCATTGCTAATACAACGTAATGGTATTCCACCATTTTTTGGTAAACCAATTATACTATTTGCATGTGATTTTATACTAATAAGTCTATTATCAAGATGTGTTATATCAAAACAACATCCGGTTAAAGCTTCTGATAATGTGATTGTTAATTTAACAAAAAGATTATCACCCTTTCTTGCAAAATTATCATGTTTCTGTACATCAAAACAAAACACAATATCACCATTTTCAACATTAGGTATATCATCTCCATAAGATTTAAATCGTATTTTGGTATCATTAGACATACCCGGTTCTATTTCTACTGTTACCTCTTTTTTCTCATTTTCAAATTTGTAGCTTTTACCGAGTCCAGAACAATATTGACAACCTTGATGAATTTCTTGTATCATCCCTGGACCAAAAACCATTCTTTGTTTTATACGCCCAGTTCCATTACAAGCGTCACATGCTTTTGGTTCTCCTACTATTTTTTTTCTAGTAATGGCAACCTTCTTTTTCTTACCATTATATAAATCACCTAAAGTGACCTTCAAATAAAATACTTTGTCTTTTGCCTTACGACGTCTTTGACTTTGATGATGACTTCTACCACCAAAAAACATGTCAAATATATCAGAATGATTTGTTTGATTCATAGATGTATCCGAAACACCGTCCATCCCAAACTGGTCATATTTTTGTTTCTTTTCTGGATCTGATAATATTTCATATGCTGTTTGTAATTTTGTAAACTTTTCAGAATCACCACCCTTATCTGGATGGTGTTTTAATGCTAATTTTTTCCAAGATTTTTTAATATCCGAACTTGAAGCATTTCTGTCTAATTCTAATTCTTTATATAAGGTATCATCTTTTGAACCTCCATTCATAAAATGGCTATTATGAAATCGCATATAATTTTATATACAACACTCCTTTAACTTTCAATTATTTTGTTAATAAACATTTCTGAACAAATTAGTTTTATAAAGCTAATCAATTGTTCAGAATATTAATTAGCCTTCAATAAAATCGGGACAAAATTTGACAATATATGCCAACCAATCGTCGGGACATTTTTTTGTACCCCCATCATATGGAACAACAACTTTTTTTTCTAAAAGCCAATCATTAATACATACTCCATCTAACCATATTTTACATAATAAGCGTCCATATTTGTCAGAACTAATATTTGTTAAAAGTACATATTTATCTAAAATTTTATCAGTTAATAACATTTTGGCCATATTTGCTGCTTGTTTTTCACCTGGGTCTTTGGAACGTATTTCTGGACCATCTATACCAGAAAGACGAAGATTAAATCTAAATATTGGCTCATTATCATAAGGTTTTGATACAATTGTACAAGTATCAACATCATAACATTTTATGACTCTACCATAGGTTACTTTTGGTACAAATGGAGATGTGTTATCCCATGTAGCTTGGTCAAGATTCCTTGGAATTATAATTTTCTTTTTTGAGGGTATATTTAAAAAATTCTTAATTTTTTTCTTAATTCCCATTATATAATATTTTAAGAAAAAATATACTTATTCTAATTTAGTTGATCAATACTTTACTTGTAATTAGTTTGAATCTACAAATAAAAATCAGATAATACCTAAATAAATTGTTATTGGTTTTCTAATCTTTTGCGAGTTATTCTTAATGGACCATCACTCATTTCATAAATTTCATGAACTTTTCTTTTCTTAATCAAAAGTCCTATAAAATCTTTACATACTCCTGTATTATTAACTTTTAATAACTTTCCAGTTGATACTTGCCAACGATTAATAGCATTATTAACAGCAAATACTAAAATATTATCAAATTTTTTTGAAATTCTTTCTTGATAATTATAAGAATTAATTAAAGAATTAATCCAATTAGTTTCAGAAAAATGAAGAATTTCATAATTATTCATTTCTTGTTCCCATTGATACTTCATGAAACACCTGGCTGGTACTATATGTCCCGGATACCATAACTCACAATACCATCTACTTTGATCTAATGCAGAAATAATAATACCAAATTTATTAACATGTTTCTTGAAACGTACATAATTAATTATTCTTTTTTCCCAAGATTTAAATCTTTTTTTGTGATCATCAAATGAATCATATGGTTCAGCACAAACATGTAATTCATAATTATCTCCAGTATTTTCAAATCCCTTATATTTTATCCTATAAGGATGACGATTAGAACCTAAAATGTATTTATTTAAATCTTTTATAGTTTTTGAAGAATTATCATTCTTAAAAGAAGTATGATATCTAAAAATAGGAAAAAATATTTTTTGAATACGAATAGGAAATTCTAACAAATTGTTTAAAAACGATTTTATACCATTATTTTGAATATATTTCGGACTTCCATTTCCAAAACAATTAATCATGTCATTTTGACTTAATCTATATACATCATTTCTTGGAATTAACCATGGAATTATATTATGTATTAAATGTGTTGGTAAAGAGCCAATTGTATTTATACATTCAGGTCTCATTTGACACAAAAGTATAGTCTTTACTGTATCTCTGACTTGTTTACTGTGAAGATGATTATTATTTGGAAACCATTCTCTTAAATTTTTAAATAAATGTTTTGTTTCTGGTAAATAATCTGGCATAACATTCCATAAACTCTTTAAAATACAAGTCAATGAAATATCTGTTAATCTAAATGGAATACCACGTGCAATTTCCCGCCAAATATGAGACCATGTATCTGAGTTCCATTTTAACATAGATGGTTCATAAGAATTATTGTAATCTTCAAAACTATATATTCCAAGAATGTAATTATTTAAATTATGTAGAATTTTTGTGAAGAAAATAGTAGCTCTTTCTTCATAATTTAAAATATAATCATTCGAATATAAACCTAATATTAATTTTGAAACATTATAATTTTCAGTATTTAAGTGATTTTGTTTTTTATACCAATTATTAGAAATATGAATATTAATTTCTAAAATAAAAGATCTATAACCTTTAGTTGTAATATTAGAACAACCTTCAAAGTTTAAATTGTTTAATATTGATGCTCTTCTATCACCCTTTGTTAAAGCTCCTAATTTTTCTAATTTAGAAGTAATCCCATAAAAGAACCGAAACTCAGCAGGTACATTTGTTACAATAATTGTATATTTTGGTGGATGATTTGAATTTGTTCTATTTGTTCTACCAAACTGTTGTATTAATAATTCAGCAGAACGAGGAGGTTCTAATATTATATGATGTCTTTTATTACCATCAATTTTATTATACTTATCACTATGTAAAGATATTCCAGAACTACCACATTTTGTAATTATTGCTATTCTTTTAATATCTTTCTGAAAATTTTCTAACTCTGATTTCAAAGATGGTAATTTTTCCATTTTGATACTACCATCACTATATGTAATTGGTCTAACTTTACGACCAGATATTTCAGCAACATTATTTATTCCAAATTTTTCTATTATAATATCTATAGGATTTTTTGTAAAACTAAGATCAGAAATATTTATTTCATGTCTTTCAAATAAATCACGAATACATGAAAAAACAGATTCTGTTGAATTATTTCGTCTATAACAAGATTCACCAGTTGTTTGTAAACCTATTACTACTGATTCTCCCTTATTTAAGGAAGTTTGTATTTCATTAATAGCTAAACTAACTTTGAAACTAGTTATCAAATACTGAAAAAAATTTTGATTATCTATACCATTTAAACAATTCGAATTTTTCCAAGCTGATGTTAATTTATCATAATAATTTTCTTCTTCTTGATTTAGCTTATAAGTTTTAAGAAAAACTTCTATTCCATCAAAACCTAATTGACGACTTACTAATTTACCAGAATGTTTCAATTGTAAAGCCGCCATTTCCATAGCACAAGATCCATAAGATTCTAACATTTTAACAAATAAATTATGTTCTCCAGTCCATAAACCTAAACGGGTCATATAATGTAATTGTCTGACATCACTTGCGGCAGTTGCTGTACTATATACTATTTTTGGATTAATATTTAAATTTTGAATTTCTAATACCATTTTTCCTGTCAAAGATTTGGAATTTTTAGCCATATGAGCTTCATCAAATATAATTGTAACATTTTCACTATTTCTAAGCCATTCATAAACAATATTTGAAGTTTCACTTCGAATTAGAGAACCATATGTTGAAAATAATATTCCATTTTTGCCATTTTTAACGTCTTTTAATGTTAACCATTCAGCACTATCATTTCCTAAGTTTTTAACAAGTTTATACTCATTATAAGCATCATATTCTAAATTTTTATTTAAACTTATCCAAATTGCTCTATATTTAATAGGTTCTATATTCCATAATTCACTTAATATACCTGCTATAGAACGACTTTTTCCAACACCAGTTCCATCACCCAAAAAAAATCCACGACTACGATTTTCAATAGATTGTTTATTATACATTGTATTTATGGCATAAGTTATTGCTTCCATTTGAACATTTGATATAGAATTATCAAAATCACTCGAATATGGTTTTAATTTTAAATTTATTGCTATTTCTGGTAGTTCTACTGAATTCATATGATCGCTTTCATATACAACTGATGGATGTTTCTTTGTTTTATATGAATTTTTTGTTACCCATTTTTTATATATATCATTTGTTTCCATATTATGATTTAATATTTACCTCTTAATTCAAATTCGAATAAAGACAATTCTTATATAATATGAATTTATTAATGTATTTTATGAAAATATATACAATTATTTAATAATGGTTAATGTATACAACAAAAATTCTTTGTCTGCATCTGGATGGAAATATAACAAACCACATACTAAAGAAGAAAGAAAAGCATTAATTTCAAATTTTGGAAAAAAGTGTTTTCTCAAACCAGATGAATTAAAGTATCCAGTATGTGATAAAAATGGTAATTTTGATTGTAAAGGTATAATTGCTTCAAAATTTTGGGCAGATGTTTCTGAAATAAAAGCATCTAAAAAGTTAGAAAAAGTCAATAAAAGAGAAAAAAAAATAACCAGAAGAAAAAAACGCCCTTATTCATTCAAAAAAATAAGCAAAAAAGCCATTAAATTAGGTAAAAAACTTGGCTGTAAAAAATTTAGTAGAAAATAAAACAATATAAGAATAAAAAGATAATAAAAATGAATCAATAAAACTTTGATTTTTAAACAAACAATGGATGATACAGAAATAGACAAATATGCGTTAATGATCAATGATATTTATTGTGAAGAAACTGATAATAATAATGATGAAGTGAATATTCACAATAAGACAGTAATATGCAAAGAATGTAATATTCCAACTATAACACATGGTTTAGATATTTGGGAATGTAAAAGATGTGGGAGTATAGTTGAGCAAATGATTGATAATAGTGCTGAATGGAGAACTTATCCAGATGGATCAAAACATGATACAATAAGATGTAGTGCAGTAATTAATAATTTACTTCCTCAGTCTTCCAAGGGTACAATAATATTGTCGACAAATAATTCAAATTATCAGATGCGTAGAACACAAAAAGTACATTCTTGGTCAGCAATGACTTATAAGGAAAGATGTCTTAATAGTACTTTTCAAGATATTTCGTTACGTTCTCTTAATGGGCATATTTTACCAGTTTGTATAAGACTTGCCCATGAATATTATTCAATAGTGTCTGAATTGTATGTAGCAAGAGGAGTTATGAGAAAAGGATTAATTGCAGCATGTGTATTTATGGCTTGTAAAAAGAAAGGAGTTCCAAGAACAAGTCAAGAAATTGCTAAGATTTTTAAAATAAGTGATAAATGGGTAACACGTGGTAATAAGAAATTTACTGAATTATGGAATCTTTCTGGAAATGAACATATTACATATGCAAATGATTGTCAATCTATGGATTATTTAGCAAGATTTTGTTCAAAATTATCAGAAAAATCTACTGAATTATTAAAAAAATCGAAAGATATTTGTCAATTATGTAGAGATAATGCAATATTAAGTCAAAATACACCAGTATCTATAGCGGCAGCATCTATTTATATGGCAACTACTATTCTCGATATGGAAACTGAAATACCAAGGACTGACATCGCAAAAGTTGCTAATACATCTCAAGTAACAATTGGAAAATGTTACAAAGAATTACTAAAACATCCCAAGATTTTTGAATCCATATAAAATTATAATATAATTGTTATAATTAATGAGCTCGAATCGGCTAATTTATGATACATGTGCTTATCAAAAAGAAATGGCAAAGCAATGCGACCAATTAACATATATACTGGATCCTACAAAACATTATCAAGATGAACCTTGTCGTCCAGAACTTGGTATATTAGGAGGAAATTCAGTTAGTATTGTTAAAGGTAATCTTGTTGATTTAGAAACTGATTTACGCGGATTAACAAGATATAATACAAGATGTCAATTACAAAAAAATAATTGGATACCAAAAAGTGATGGTAAAATTGTTATTCCACAAGAAGGTGTTAAAAATGGATTAGTAATTGACACAAATAAATTACATTTACCCCCATGTCAAATGATAAGGTATGAACCTGTACCATTACCACCAGGTCAAAACTTACCATGTATGCCACCAAGGCAAAAAATGCAAAATCCCTTGTAATTTTTATTTTTTTTAACAATTTTGTTTTGTTTTATTGGACTTTTTATAGTTCTCTAAAAAAAAATATCCAATTGGAGTATGAGCTTCAATCGTTTGAACTTTGACATGTGCCAATATAAGCAAACAGTATATGAATCTACCGGACCAGGAAATTATATGTTAGGCACACCGCCACCAAGTTGTGACTATTGTTATCCTTCTGCTCCTACAGTTAGGCTTCAAAATGCAGGAAATAGTATTAATCGTAATGTACCATTAATTGATACTGAATCTGAATTATTAACTTTATCTCGCCCAGCTTCTAAATGCCCAACGGATGTATTATATAAAGGCAATATACCATCAAATGCATCAAAAATTAGTCCCGGATTAAGAAATGGCAAAACAATAGAAGCTTATGAGAATCCATCCAAATCAAATGACTCCGAAAGTCAAGGATTAACTCACTTTCCAGATTGTTTTCCACATACAATTGAATCAAGACATTCAGATCCAGCCTCAAATTTAAGAGGTACTGGTTTTGATCGTTGGGAATACTTGTGTCAAAACCCACAAGATAATGTACTCATTCCTTTTGATAATAATGTAGCTAATAGAATTGTTGTAAAAGATAATCACAGACCACTTATACCAAAACCAATTGATCCTAGATTAGTATTACCACCAAATACTGGTGCACCTCTTTGTGAGAAAACTACTCCAGTATGTTCAGCTCCAACAAAGTAATTTGAATATAAATCTAATTTATTTAATTTTATATATATCTTATGGAAAAGGAAGATTTAGTTGAAATGTTAAAAATAAGAAAAGAATTCAGGGATAATAATATTAGTAAAAATTCTTTAAAAGAAAAATATTCAAAGTTTTGTGAAAAATTTGAACATTCATTTGATATGATAACCAATCCTAATTGTGATGATACTATGCTTAATAAATTACTTAATGCTCATATGGCAGTAAAAAATGGTTCAATGTCACAACATGATGCAAGCGTTCGCGTTGGTCAAGAATTAGTAGATACTTATGTCAAACCACAACTCGAAAAATAAACATATCTACTTAAAACTTGGTTTATTTGGTAATAAACATGTTTGTTTTACAAAACCATTTACTGGAGTTTTACACAATTTTGGTAAATTTGATTTTGTTTGTAAAGTCTTATTTACTGGACCTCCATAATAACTTTTTGGCATACCACCAAGGCGTAACATTTTTTTACCTTTAGAAGCAGTCTTCTTTAAAGTTTTTTTTAAGGATTTTCCAACTTTTCCAAGTTTTTTAACAATTCCAGACCGTCTTTTTACACGTAAAGTTTTTTTAACACCCTTTTTTGGCATTTTATACTATATTACAACATTAAAATATTGTATTCAGTTATGGAAGATATTTTGGAAATCGCTCTCTTATTTGCTGTAATATCATTATGTGTCGGATATATTGCATTATTTATTGCAAATGATGTAGAAAAACAAGTTAACAAAAAAACACCAAAAAAATCGTCAAAACTAATTATAGAGGATTATGAATCAAATAAATACGTAACAATTGATATTTTACAAGAAGATTTTATGGCAGTTGATAGAAAATCTCGTATTGTTATTGAATTATTTACTTCTATTGCTCCAAAAACAGTCGAAAATTTTTATCAACTTTGTAAAGAAAACGCATATGCTGGTGTCCCATTTCATAGAGTTATTAATAATTTTATGATTCAAGGAGGAGATATTAATAAGAAAAATGGTGAAGGTGGTATATCCATTTATGGTGAACCATTTAATGATGAAGACTTTATATTGAAACATGACTCGGAAGGACTTATTTCTATGGCTAATTCTGGACCAAATACAAATTTATCACAGTTTTTTATTACATTAGCTCCAGCACCACATTTAGATGGAAAACATGTTGTTTTTGGAAAGGTTATATCTGGTATGGAACATGTAAAAAATATTGGTACAACACCAGTTGATTTTAATGATAGACCTGTTCAAGATATTAAAATTGTATACTCTCAAGAAGGAAAACATATAGAAGAAGATTTAGAAAAACCAGATATTGCCGCAACAGATATTTCAATAGATATTCCTAATCCAATGAAAAATGTTCTACCAAATGTAAGAGAAAATCCATTTAACAATGGAATGTCTTCAAACTCAATTAATTTATCAACACAAGCATCTTTCCCAAATCATCCTACTGGTGTTTATTCATTCCAAGGTTCTAATACATCATTCCCAGAAGGTATGTCTACTTTTACTGATAATGCTTTTGAAATCAATAGTGAGTACTAGTTTTATATATTATTATCTATTTTGAATACCAATCATACATTAATAACCATGTATTACCATCCTCCCATTTTAAAGCTCTATCCTTTTGTAACCATTTACTTTTATATGAACCATGTGTTACATGCTTTTTTCCTGAAAAATCAACCAAATATTCATCTTTTTTTCCAGTTTTTTGCATTATTGCTGTCCATTTCTTATTTGTGTTTGGTTCATCATTTCCATATGCACCAGTTATTTTAAATGTATTCGCATCTATTTTACTTATTTTTCTTAAGCATCCGCCATGTTTTGGATCAAAGTAATATCCGGTTAACATATATTTTAATATATTTTAATATATTTTATTATTATAATGAAATCTAAAAAAACGATTCCAAAAAAATCAAATTCAAAAAAAACTATTAAAGCCAAATATCAAAAGCCAAAAAAACAAAATACTAAGAAAAAAGAGTATACTAGGAAAAAATCAAGAAAACAACTTCGTAAAATGACAAAAAAATACGCAAGTATGAAAAATAGTGCAAAAGGAGGACAACTTAGTACACAAGAAAAAGAAGTTGAAGAACAAAAACTTCAAGAAAGACTTGATAATAATGATAACGCTTTACTTAAAAAATTAGACGTTCCTGTATCATCTGCAGATGGACCAGAAACTAATAAAGCAGCTGGACCAGAAGATCCATTATCTATCTCCGATAAAGCTCTTGAAAAAAAATTGGCTTTATCTGAAGATGAACAACTCATGGAATTACAAAAAGCTTTTGAATCAGATGTAGATACTTTCGAAGAAAAGGGTGATGAAGAATCTGTTGCCAAACCAGACGCAAAAAAAGCAACTAAAGACGCAAAAGCTGCTAAAAAAGCTGCAGACGAAGCAGACAAAGAAGCATCAAAAAAAATTGCTGATGCAGAAAGTGCTTCAAAAGCCGCACAAAAAGCAAATGACGAGTTTGAGTCAGGTAAGATTAATTATGGAGCTTCAAAAAGAGCTAAAGAAAAGGCAGAAATCGCACAAAAAGATGCAAACAAAGCTGTATTAAAAAAAGAAGAAGCATTTAAAAAAGCTGAAGAAGCACAAAAAGATGCAGAAAATGCCGCAAAAGCCGCAGACACTGCATTAGCACAAAACGCATCAAATAAAGCCTTAGAAGCAGAAGCTGCAAACAAAGCGGCAGACACTGCATTAGCACAAAATGCAGCAAACAAAGCCTTAGAAACAGAAGCTGCAAACAAAGCAATAGACACCGCATTAGCACAAAACGCATCAAACAAAGCCTTAGAAGCAGAAGCTGCAAACAAAGCAGCAGATACTGCATTAGCACAAAACGCTGCAAACGAAGCCTTAAAAGCAGAAGCAGCAAAAGTAGCAGACACTGCATTGGCACAAAACGCTGTAAATGCGGCAAAAGATGCAGAATCTAAGAAAAAACTACAAAAAGAACCTGAAAAAACTCCTGAAGATGAATCATTATCTTCTAAAAAAAGAAAGACAGTACTTAAGAAAAAGAAAACATGGACTTGTAAATTTGATGAAAATGATAATGATTCCGATATTGATGCTACTTGGAAATGTTCTTATGATGAAGATTAAATATTCTACTGACTAAATACGTGCAGGTACATTAGGTACATCCAGTTCTCTTTTACTCATCATTTCCTCCATTTGTTTATTAAGAATATCCGATTTTTCACTCATTTGTATACTACCAAAACCACTTGTTTCAACACTTGGATTTGAAACAGGATTTCCATATTGTACTGGCATTGATGGATTAGAAGGTGCTCCACCAGGCATTATACCTAATCCAGAAGGTACATTTACATCATTTCCACTAATTGTTTCAAAATTATGTATCATAGACATACCACCATCACCTTTCGCACTACTATCAATTCCTATAAATGAATACATATCTGAAAATGCATTCATTTCATTATTATGCCATGCATTTGGACCAACTTCTTCTTTGACAACCTTTTTTTGATTATTGTATTGTTGTTGGTGTTGTGTAATTTGATTTTGACTATGTGCTTGTTTTGGAGAAAAGTTCTTTATTTCTGGTTTTTTAATAATAGGTTGCATTTTCAACCAACCAATGATTTGATTCCCTACAAATATTTGATTAGTTTCTCCAACAACAAGAGACGGAACACTATTTATATATTTTGGTAATTTTTCACGAACTTCAGCTTTATCTATACATACATAACGCATTCGAGTTTTTACAGGAGACTTTTTAATCTCACCAACAATTTGTTTACAATGTTGACAATAATTGCTATAAAAAAGTAATGATACTGACATGCCTTATCTTTTATTACAAATATAAATTAGTTAAATGTTTGCAACATTGATAATATAAAATGGTTTTTGATTCAAATCTGATTCATATTTTTTGAATAAATCATTAATAAAATTTATTATTGAAGATTTTTTCAATGATGAAGTATCTTTTAACAGTTTAGCATAATATTCACAAGGTTTTATAAGATTTAATATATAAATATAATCATACCAATCTATCATATACATCCAAAACAACTTAGATTTTTCAGACAAATTTTTAAATTTAGTTTCAAGTTTCCAATTGTTTTTGCTACTGAAAACGCCACATAGATTTGAATTTATAATAAATTGTATGGGTATTGGTTCAGTATTGGATGGTAAAAATGTATGAGTTAGACCAAAATCAATAATTCTCCAATCATATTGATCATTTTCTATATTTTTTGTAGATACAATATTTCGTGGATTAATATCATAATGTATTGCAAAGTTATTGTGAAAATTAATAATTTGCAAAAACAAATCTTTTTCTAAATTATTATAAATTTCTGGAAGACTATTTTTTTTTAGATAATAACAAAGATCATTTGAATATAATGGTAAAAATAACATACATCCATCATTAACAATAAATGCAAAAATTTCAATTGGATAAAATAAATGTGAAAAGTAAATTTCTCTACTGGTGTTTGATTTAACAAAACAAACCTTTATTAGCAAGTTTTTATAACTAAAAACAAGTGATTTGCCACTACTTTTAATAATATTTAGTTGACTATTGTCAAAGTAATCATAATATGAAATTTTTTGTGTTAATTTTTTATAAATTTCTAATTTTTCCTTATCAAGATATTTTTTTAATTTAGAATAATGAGGATATTTGGGATTTATCATAATATTATGAATAAAATTTGATAAAAATATTCAACCAAATTTAAAATTTGATATGCGTTCAATTGGTAAAAACTTTATTAATGTCTCAATTCATGAAAAAATATTCAGAATCTATCATGAATTCTTTACATTCTCCATTTAATATTCATATATTAAACATTATGAATTCAATTTCATCACTTGATAACTCTTTTATTGAAAATTTGAAAACAAACAAAATATTTATTAACTATGATAACTACAACAATATTAAATGGGAACATTACATCAAAAATATCAATCTTTGTGATAAGTTATTAAATTCAAACATATTTCAAGAAATATCAAAAACTATTCAAGAATTATTAGAGGAAATATTATGTTCCGAAGGAATTTCAAAATTTCCAGCAGATTTGAAAATAATGATTGTTTCATTCAAAGAAGTTATATCAACATTTTTTGATACAACAAATGATATTAATAATACTATCGATTTATTGGAAGATTCATTAGATAATTTAGAGCAAGATACTGTTAAGACTATTTTTTATAAAATAATAGGAAATGAAAAAGATGCTGAATTATTGTGGAATGTACTTATTGATTTATCTGCAAGTATGTATGGCTTAGTAGCATCTATTCCTTCAAATTCTAAATGGGGAGATATTATTAGGGATAAATCAGCTTTAACTGAAACAGTGAAAATATTGGTAGAAGATTAATCTAAATTTATTATAAGCCATTCAATTAATGGAGAATATTTTAAATGATTTCTTTGAAAGAAGAAATAAGCATATTCAAAATAACATAAATCTTGTAGATGAAAAAAGAATTATTTACTTGAAAAAGAGACAAGAAATAAAACGTTTGATTTCATGTATAATTGGATATCTTTTTGCCTTAAAATTTAATTTAGAAGTTAATAATAACATACAAGAAAATATAGAATCATTGGAAAATATAAAAAACAAAATTGAATTATTGATAACAAATTATTCACCATTAACTAAATGTTATTGTGTATATAAATCTCCTACAAGAGCAATAGTTGATACAAATTCTATAAAAATTTTATCAAAAAATCCAATTTGTGCGAATATAAAAATAAAAGATTGTAATTCTAAATTTATTATTGATGATAAAACTGTTTATAGTATAGTATCAAAAGATAACATAATTTTGAATATTTATGAAGATACGATAATAAAAATTCCAAAGAATTTTATTCAGTTAAAAGGAGATAGTATATCCATTGAATATGTAGATATATTTGCTGCCAGAGGAGCTAATCGTATCTATAAATATAAGGGACTTGATTTAGGAAAAATTTATAGATTAAAAAAAATTCTCAATAGAAACATGTCCATAGACAATATTAAAAATGCTATAGATTTAGCAATGAATCTAATATCAGAGTGAATTTACTCAAAAAAAATAATATAGACTTGTAATGAGTATAGTTGTATGTAGTTTTGTTTTTCTTTTACCAATCTTGGCCGCAATTATATATAATAACTCCCAAAAAAAGAAGGTAAAAGCAAACATGAAAGTTGTTTATTATAAATTTTTTGTTTTCTGTACAATTTTATTTTTATCCTCGCAAATATCTATTAAACTAACATCAAAAGAATCGACATATGCTGGAATAATATTCATTGGAAATATTCTTATGGCACTTTTAGTATTTGAATTTTTCTTGATTCCAAATCAAGAAACTCATCCAGATGATATAGCTATAATTCATACCTCTGTATTATGGTTGGTTGGATTTTTGTTTGTATTATTATGTTGCTTTGGCCATTTTATGGATATTGCTGTCCCAGAAAATGAATGGAATTTACACCCAATTTATGATATAAGAAAGATATCAACAAAAGTATATTCTGAATTAGCAATGCCATCAAATGATGTTGAAAATTTACCTATATGTAATTTGTTTTCATATGTTAAGAAAACAGGAGATTCAGTATCAGCAGAATCCCTTGACGATTTGCCCCCTCTTGTGGATGCGTCTGGACGCAAAGCTGAAGACGTGTTTGATTGGGCGGATATTTCTGGAATAAACAAATATCCCCATCTGAATAAGCCTGTGGCGAGCCCAGCGCAGCAATGGCCAAGTCAGCAATTGCCAAATAATAATACAACTGTTTAAAAAATATTTTTATAAGTATAAATCAATGGTATTAAATCAAATAGAATGTCCACCAACTAAATCAAAACAAAATATAGGTCAACTTTTTAATAAATGGATGCCAGAAATGGAAAAATATGCTGTAGATTATGTTGGTATCGGAGATATTGCGGGAACTACTTCAAATAAAAGAGCAAAAAAAACAGCAATCGGTACTAATAAATTCATATCTATCGGAGGTAAATGTGATAACACCAGTGACCCAGAATGTATTGGAAAAGATAGATATGTATATTATAGAAGTTATCCTTTTGGATTTATTCCAAATTGTACAAAAAAAGATAATAACTATGAAATTACAAGTTTGACAAATATTCCCGGGGGTACAGCATTAATGGGTGGTATTGCTGAAGATATTATCAATTTAAATATAGCAGATACTTCAAAAAGTTTTTTTGGAAAAGGACCTCTTTCATCCAAGAAATGTATGAAAGCAAGACTTCCTGTAGGTAATGGTTTACTTGTAGATGGAAGACGTTTTGATACTAAAGAACAAGCGCTTGATAATGGTAGAGGATGGTATGTAGAAGAACAATGTATACCAAAAGGTCCAACTTATAATAAAACATATGGAGGAGAACTATTTAAAATACCAATATCTGAAAGCAGATGTAAAGAAGAATTTACACAAAAATCTGAAACAAGAACTATCCCTAAATACATATATATACTTCTTGTGTTTGGATTACTTATTCTTAGTCTTATTAGTACTAAATACAACAAA